TGATACCATCCGTTCCCGATTTCGCCTTTTGTGCCCGCCCCGGGGGTAAACACGCCACCATTTTTGGAGATCGAGAGCGTGAATGTAGTTCCCAACCCGGCAACCTCTATCCCGGAGGAATCAACCCGGACAAAGACGATCTTGGGTGTGCTTTCGATCAAGATATCGCTCATAGATCAATCATCCTTCTCGGCTGCTCGCGGTTCATCCCTTTGAACAATCCATTGATTACCTCCGCCTCCCCCCCCTCGGATAGGGCCGGATTGCCAAGCGTTGGCGAGCCGGCTGCCAATGCCATAGCGACCAGGGCATGGAATTGCTGCACGGCAGGCGAGCCCAGAACAGGAGCAGAAGCAGTAACCCCATTGGCTAGTAAAGCATGTATTTGTCCGATAGCCGGTGTTCCCAATTCGGGGGTACCGCCTGTCAGGTCATTGGCAAATAGGTGATCAACGCCCTCTTCGTTCTCTGTCAGAATTGGCGTTCCTAAAGTTGGCGCGCCTGTGACGATCCCATCTGCCATCAATCCATGGATCTGCCCGATGATGGGATTGCCCACGGTTGGAGCGGGTATATCTACCCCGCCGGCGGTGAGAAGATGAACCTGGCCGAGGGCAGGCTGAGCCAGAATCGGCGCGCCTGCCGTTATCCCATCTGCGATAAGCATATGGACTTGTGCTATGGCAGGCTCGCCCAGGGTTGGCATTCCGGCATCTATATTGCCTGTCGTCAAAACATGCACTTGCCCGATATTTGGCTCCCCGAGGGTTGGCGCGCCGGTATCCACCCCATCGGCTATCAGGCTATTTATCTCAGCCAAATCCGGGTTTTCCAACGTTGGGGCCCCGGTGTCTATCCCGGTAGCGTTCAATCCATGAATTTGCGCTATCGCCGGGGATGCCAGGGACGGCGCACCGGTCGCCAGCTCATTATTTGTCAGGACATGGATTTGCCCGATTGCGGGCGAATCCAGAACCGGAGTGCCAGCGGTAAGATCATTGGCGATCAAACTGTGAGTTATGCCGACCGCGGGAGTTCCCAGGGTTGGAGCATCGGTTGTTATCCCTGTCGCTGTTAAAACGTGGATTTGTGCGAGAGCCGGAGTGTCTACAGCGGGCGCGCCTGTCGCTATTCCTGTGGCCGTCAGGTCATGCGTGAAACTACTGGTAATGATAGAACAGGAACTTCCAACCGCCAGATGCACATCCGCGTTGGTATTATTCCCCGCTCCATCTAACTGAAAGGCGATCTGGATGAACAGGTATTCGTTAGTTAATGTCTTTGTCGCGCCCGGTGACCAGGTTACCGTGATGGTTTGGAAAGCAGAATTGGCGAGATTAGTAAACTGGGTGGTCGTTAATGTGGCGCCGGTTAGTTCTACCGCGCTCGATCCATCCGCATTGGCGCTTCTCCAAATCCTGATTCGCAGTAATCCATCCGTGGTCGATGTTGAGCGGGATTCCCCCTCCACCTGGAAACTTAATGACCAATCCGCATTGGCAAAAGTCCCTGAAATCGGGTTTACCGAACGGAAGCAATCTCCCAGGGTGTTATTGGGGCCGCTATCAGGTTCTACCGGAGTCGTCAAAAGAGCGCTTGAGGCTCGTTCGGTTTGACTATCCATGCGGGCATAGCGGGTCGCGGCCACCGTACCAACGATCCAACCGGTACTAATGCGCGCTTGAGATGGCGGGCTACCGCCATCCTGCAACTGCATATTTTCGACGCCACTGTTTTTAGCGTCGATCAGATAGAACGTTTTCGCCGCCATTTTTTGCGTTTCTTCCGTTTTTTTCTGCTCGCCTTATGCCGGATCAGGAATGCCAATATCGAAAGCAGCCAAAGTAAACGTATTTCCATCGGTCACAACCTGGCTAGATGCTAAAGCGCCGGTCGCAAGTAATCGGCTATTCCCGGTATCCGTTATCGCCCAATGGGTGGCGGTATTCGTGTCCGTGACAGTTCCGTCCGTGATGGCCGCGACAGTCACTTTGCGCCCGGTTGGGGTGCGATCAGATGGTACTCCGATGCTTAGGGAGGTTTTATTGCCCAGCGATACAGCTCCATCTGTGGTAGCCTGGCCATATGTGGTTGGTTCTGAACTACAGATATCCAACCGGTTGGCTTCGGTATCTAATACAGTCAGGCCATTATCTAAAACGCGATCATTCAGATATGCCATAATAATTTTCTCCAGTTCCCCTGGCCGGGGTGTAGTTCCCCAGCCAGGGGTTATTGATAAACTAGCTCGCTAGCTCGAGGCCTCGAATTCCAGGTACTTGACCGGGATATTCGTGGTCACTTCCATATCGCTCGGGAAGGCGCAAACGCCGTCCGCCCGCAGGAAGGCCAGGAAGCCGACTTGCAGATATTCGGCGAAACGTTCCTCGAGGCGCAGGACACGTAAATCCTGCACGTCGCGGATGAAATAGTAGGAGAAATCGCCGAACAGGATGCCCTTGGCGCTGTTGGCGATGGCTGGCATGGCCTGATTGATGATGTAGCGATAGCCCAAGATCGTGTCCGGGGCATTGACCGCCAAACCTGGCAGCCACAGCGGACGGCCATCTTCGACGCTCTTGATTTGCTTGAGGGTCATCAGCGTGGTGTCATGGAACATCCACACCGCGCCGTTCGAACGGTAAGCCGGGTCAATGGAGTGCTCCAACGCCACCAGGTCGGCGTAGTCGATATCCAGGGGGGCATCGGTCACGCCCTCGCCGGCCCCATCCAGGATGCCCTGTGGCTGTCCTGTTCCAGTACCGGTCGTGTAGTGTTTATTGGTGACGCGCCCCAGGCGGATACCCAGGGCTTTTGCCAACCACGCCTCCAGGTTGAAGGCGCTGTCCTGCAGGAGCTGGACGGAGATCCGCACCAGCTTCGAGGTGTACATGTACGCACCCAGGTCAACGGACCCGAAGGTCGGGTCAACGCCCGTTGTCGAGAGGGCACTGTTCTCAGTCAGGATAGCGCCCTCATTGTGCGTATCATCCACCATCGGGATCGGCATAGTCGCGCCGGTGGAGGTCGTGATCTTGCTCGTGGGGGCCTGGCGCATCCCGCCGAAGGCTAGCATCGCCTCCAACAGTTGCCGGTAAAAGTCCTCGGCAACGGTCGCTCCGCCCACAGCTCCGGAGGTCGTACCCAGGTCGCGCCTTTCGGCGCTGGAGAAGTAGGGTTGGAGCACGCCGCGCAATTCCGGTTTCATCCCGCCCAGGCCATAGCGCAAGTATGCGCCGAACGCCTTGCGATATTCGTCGCTTTTCGGAAGGGGACTTTCTATTTCCTCACCAGCGAAATTGTGCCCCATTGTCTCAACCCTCTGGGGTTGCGGGGTGCTGCGCTGGCTAGGCTCTTCGATAGATGCCATCTCGTCATCAATGGCATCGATGCGCTCCATGCGCTCGATGGTCTCTTTGAGATTATCGATGCGCACGTTGATGCGGTCCCACTGCTCGCGCTCATCGCCGGTCAGTTCCCGCTTTTCTTTTTCGGCCAGTATGTGCAGGCTTTTCGCCTGCTCCCACAGGCTGGCTCGTTCCTGTCGGAGTTCGATAGAAGTAGGCATTTTTATCTCCCTGGCGTTTCCGCCATGATTGTTTGTCTGATTTGATCGAGTCTTCGTTCCCGCTCTATCGCCGAGTAGAAAGCTTCATCGTGCAGAAAGACCGGCTCACTCGAGTGGTCATTTCCGTCCGCCACTTCTGGCTCGGTTTCGGGCTCATCGGAGTGGCTATATACCGGCTCCAATAAGAACGGTTTATAAAGTTCCACAGCCGCGGCGATGATTTGCCGCTGCTCTGCGGTCAAGTTAAGCCCCCACTCGGCGCAGCGCATCAGCCGCCGCGCCTCTTCCAGGGGGTCGATTTCGCCATCGGGCAGATATAGCCCGCTGCGCGTCTGGATGTTGGTCGATTCGAATGCCGGGAATGTCACTGGCGAGACCTCGAATAGCTTGATCTCTTTGAGAATGCGCAATGGCAGATCTTTCTTATTCTCCGGTTCCTGCCATTCCTGTTTGATAGTTTGAAACGCAATCGACATTTGAGAAACATCGCCGCGGTTGATGCTGGTGACTGCATCCCGGCCGGCCTGGGTATCGGGCGGCGTGATTTCCGCGTTCAGCCCGTGTTTGTCCTCGGATAGCTGCAAAGTCTTAGCCTTGTTGCGCCCAAGTACCAGATCGGTGTTGTGGTTCCATAGTGCCCGGATATCGTTCTCGGCAATGGTTTTCTTAAAAGCCCCGGGAGCCACCATCTCCCGCCACAGGCCAAAGATCTCGGCTTCCTGGTTGAACACCGAGGCATACCCAACCAGGCGCGGCGGCTTGTCGCCATCCTCGCGCAGCTCCCAATTATCAAATGATAAATAGCGCAGCTCTCGATCTGGTTTCATGGCCTTTTTGTCCTTATCCTTCCATTGCTGCTGGCAGACGGCGAAGCGTTGTTTTTCATCGGGGAAATCCTCGACCATGACATCGTCGCCCATGCAGCGGTCCATAAACTCATCCTGATCCTCATTCTTCTTCGGCTTTGGCATCGGCATCGTCGCCATCCTCCTCCGGTTCTTCCTCGCCCTGCGGGGCCGGAACCGGTTTGGTAACCCGTCCAGCGTCGCCGACGGGCATCATATTGCCATTCACGAGATAGGTGTTGAGCCCCTCCACTGAATTCAGGTTCTCCATCTCACGGATCTCATTGCCATTTAGCCAGCCATTTTGACGGGCCGTGGCATATGCCTGGTAGCGGGTGGCCGTATCGCCACGCAGCAAACCGTCGACGGAGAATTCGGCAAAATATCTCCGCCGCTCTTCCTCGACAAGCAGCGTTTTGTGAATAGCCTGCTCCCAGCGCACCAACCACGGACGCAGGGTATTGACTACGAAATCAATGGATAAATGCTCGATATTGGCCCAGGTAGCCCGATCCAGATCTCCGATCATGTGTGGAGGCACATGATAGAGCCGGGCAATTTCATCCAATTGGTATTTCCTGGTCTCCAAAAATTGCGCGTCTTCGGGTGCAATGCCCACCTGCACCCACTTTAGCCCTTCTTCCAGGATTGCTATCCGATGAGCGTTAGTGAGTCCCTTTTGCGACTCTTCCCAGCTGTTGCGCAGCCTGGCGGAAGCCTCTGTTGATAGCTGTCCAGGATGTTCCAGCAAGCCGCCCGGACGGCTGTCGTTGGCAAAAAACCGTGCCCCATATTCCTCGGCTGCCATAGTAAGTCCGAGAGCTTCCCGCGCCTGTCCGATTGGCGATAATCCCAATAAGGCGCTCATCCTTAAGATTCTGTCAGCCCGTAGAGTTTGGAAGTGATTGTCAGGTAATGTCACTCGATACACCAGCTCGTTGCGGGTATTGCGAAAAGGCCGTACTCGGGTGGGGATGATGGGCCACAATTGTTTGACCTGTCCGGCTCCATTGCGAACCACCTCGCAGTAGCCAACACCCCATAACAACATATGCGCCTGGACCGTCTCCCGCAGCTCAACGCTGGTCATCTCAGGGTTGGGGATATCATGCAAAACTGGATAGAGTGAGTGTTCTGGTGCCCTTTCCTTGCCCTGCTCTAATCTGCGGTATAAATGCAGCGGCAATGTAGCAACAGCCTCAGAAATAAGCCGGATGCAGGCATATACAGCAACCAATTGCATTGCAGTTGTAACGTTTACGCTCTTTCCAGTGGTAGCAGTATAGCCGCCCAGAATGGCTCCGAGCGTCGTATTATTGATCGGTGTGTCGCTTTCCAGGCTGCGAGGCTCTAACAATTGCGTTAAATAGCTCATCGGCGCCCTCCAAATAGGGCTATTGCCATCAAGATCAGACCAGGCCCAATCAGGGCCGCCGGTGGATAAATCAGGTATAGACCAGCTGCCAAGAACACAAATCCAAAGATAAACACAGCCAGATTAAGGGTGATCCGTGGTTTCATAGCACCAGCAATCCTCTGGTCTCGTACACCGAAGTTCCCGCGTGGTAACGAGCCCTGGTCATGGCGTCCACCCAGGCCGCAATCAAGTCGATGCGTTTGGTGCGGTCCACCGATTTCCCTTTGTGTTCCTTGACGAATTTGATATACCCCTGCCCGTTTTTGGCAATTGATGTATTACCAAAGCACCAGCGCGCCACCGGGTTATCCTCATGAGTCATGCGGCCTTTAAGTAGATGATTGATAGGAGGCTGTGGAATTTCGTTGTTCTCGGCATTTTCGACAGTCTTTAGCGGTTCCTCCCATCTTGCCTGGCCTTTGAGCAAGATTTCAATCTGATTCATCGGGTCGGTTAGACTGGCATAAGTCTGCGGTACATCCACGCAGGTGATCCCTGCCTGCTCCAGGCGCTGCAGCAGCATGGTGGCCATCGCCCGGTCGCTGTCCAGCTCGATTACATTGTGGAACTTCTTGATCTCCAGGATCGTTTCTTCGACCTTGGTGTAATCGACCACGTTGCCTGGCGTAGCTGTGACCCATTTTTGTTCGGCCCACTTGTCATAGGGGATATGGTCCTTGCGGATCCGCTCATCCATGTTGTCGGCCGGGATCCAGCAGTACCAGAATACTCTCCAGTCCAGCTGCTCGCCCTGGGGAGGGAAGATCACAGCCAGGGCCGTCAGGTCGGTCGTCGAGGACAGATCGAGTCCTAAATAGCAGTCCTTGCCCAGCTGATCGGCCCGCGTCCAATTTCCAACCGTTTTATCGAACAGGTCTAACGGCAACCACGTGGTCAGCTTGGTCGTGATCCATTGATTCAGCCGCAACCAGCGGAATAAGCGCTCATCGGCCGGTTTTATCTTGGCCTTTTCAGCCGACTCCCGCACCGTGTCGAGCGTAATCGTGGTGCCCAAAGATGGATTGGCCACCGCCCAGTTAGCCTCGTTGTAGATATCGTCGCCATCGTAGCCATACATCACCACATACCACGTGGGGTCGATGATGTCGCCGGATAAGACTCTCAATGCATATTCGTGCTGCTCCCAGCCCACACTCATCCGGTCCGGGTCGTCACCGGCCGTGGTGATGATCCACCAGATCGGCTGGGTGCGCGCATCGCCAGCGCCGAAGGTCATCACGTCCCATAGATCACGATTAGGCTGGGCATGCAGCTCATCGAAAACGCAAGCCGACACATTGAGCCCGTGTTTGGTATAGGCCTCCGCGCTCACGACCTTGTAGAACGTTCCACTCACTTTATCGGTGATCACCTTCTGGCTGAGCGTCAGCTTGGCGCGCTTCTTCAACGCCGGGACCTGATCGATCATATCCACCGCCACGTCGAATACGATGCTGGCCTGGCTGCGATCGGCTGCACAGCCATACACCTCACCGTTGCGCTCGCCATCGGCAAAAGTATGATACAGGCCCGCACCGGCTGCCAATTCCGATTTGCCGTTTTTCTTAGGTATCTCCAGATAGACCGTCTTGATCTTTCGGAAGCCGTTGCCATTGACCGTGCCATACACATCCCGAATGAGCGCATCCTGCCATGGCAATAATTCAAAAGGCTGGCCATAGAACCGGCCTTTGGTATGCCGCAGGTGTTGAAAGAAATTGAATGCGCGCTGTGCACGATGCTCATCAATCATTGCCCTTCTTTGCTGCTCCTACAAATTCGTCCATCAGCTGCTCGAGCTCGTCCGGAGGCGATTCTGGCTCTTTCTTCGCGGGCGCCACACCGGCTCGGGAGCGTGGCGTGAGATATAGCGACTGGCTCAGCTTGTGGATCAGGTCCGCCTTGCGATCGATCCGACTGTCCAGCTTCACCACCGCGTCGAAAGCATCAACCACTTTCATGGCCATAAAGACTGCATCGTCAACCTGGCCCGCCTCTGCCAGCCTCTTATGCCCGGCAGCCAGCTGCAGCCAGACCTCATAAGCCGTATCACGCATCACGTTCAGCTGCGCCAGCTGTTCGATGGCCATGCAGAAGTTGGTCAACAAGTGGAGATCGAAGCCAGTCACGATCTCGCCCTCCGTCTCATCGAAGCGGCGCATCAGGTAACGCCAGGCAGCTCTGGCTATAAGCCGGTCCTTGAGCTGCGCCGGCGGCGAGCTCGGCAGAGTGCGGTCTGGCCTGGCGGACAGCTCTCGAGCTGCGCGCTCAGCCTGTTCGGCGGCAGTTTCATGACGGACTATCAGGGAGCGGGGTTTGCGGGCTGGCATTTTAAACGGGATTCTCCATTTTGGGAATTTTTTTTGCGCGGATGTGCCCACACGCTCGCCGCTCCCTGATCAAAACTTTTTGATCCCCCCTATGCTTTGAATTATTTAATATTTCATCTGCGGTCTTGCGAGAGTGGCAGACATGACACAGCGATTGCAGGTGACCAGCAAAGAACTTGAACCTATCACCCCGGTGAGGATCGATGTGATCTACCTCTGTAGCCGGAGTATAGAAGCCAAACACTAGACAATTAGCACACCAGGGTTCCCTGGCCAGTTGTGCTTCCCGGATCCGTTTCCATCTGCGTGTGTTGTATAGGCGTTGATGTTCCGCGAGGTGATAATCTGGTTCGGCCAATGGATGCTCGGCGCAACGACCAAACTTAACTAGGGTCTGGCAGCCAGGATATGAGCAAGTCCGTGGGGTTCGATAGGGCATAGTTACCTTAATAATGTTTGCGTGCAAACATCGTTATGGCTCCAAATTCCAGCCATGCAATCCGGCTTCCCGCTCCAGGATGTCAACTCGCTGCTCCAGTGTAACCGGCGGCCGGACACCGAACTCAGTGTAGAAATTTGACAAGCTGCCATTGTAGCGATCCAGATCCATATCCGGGTCGCCATCTAAACTGCCATAGTAACGCCCCAGACCGTTGCTGTTCGCACTGTGCTGCCAGAACTTCCAGGCGGTCCAATCGTAAGGCAGGATGGGGGAGGCCAGGTTAGTCCAATGAGCAACAGCTAATTTTTTTGTGCCTGCCCAAGTGCTGCGTTTCACGTGGCCATTCCACCATCCGGGAGATGAATAAAAAGCAATTGGAACACCAGCACGCTGCTCAAACTCTGCAGCGCAGTTGTAAATCCAATTGAGTGTGCCAGTCGTATCAAGAGTTGTCGTTTCGCAATCCATCCAAGGAGGCAATTGGCCAGGGTTCTCATGCCAGGCGTTATAGAAGCTGGTCGCGTGATCTTTCCAGGTACGCCCGACGTAAAGATACCAGTACAGCCCGAAGGGGAGGTCCTGCGCTGCGCATCCATCACGATTGGCATTTAGTTTGATATCCGGAGCGGAGTTGCCATAACCGGCGCGGATATAGGCAAATGAGATACCGCGCGATTTAGCGATTGCCCAATCCATTGTCCCATTCCAGGAGGAGACATCGATACCGGTGACTTCCCAGGCGATGACCTG